CAAAGAATTCAAGGAAGGAATTAAAGCGAACATCAAAAAACGAGCGTTAGAAAAGGCTAAAAAGAAATGAAAATAGTTAAAGAATATCCTCCAATATACGATGATATTATCGCAAGTGGAATGAGACCATGTGATAAGACTTTCTTTACATACGGAGATACGCTTTATAATCCGCACGATGTTAATATACTATCAGACTTCATTGCCCACGAAGAAACACATTCAAGACAGCAAGGAGATAACCCAGACAGTTGGTGGAATAGATATTTAGATGATCCGTACTTTAGGATAGACCAAGAAGCAGAAGCATACGCAAGGCAGTATGAATTTATATGCAAGACTGTAAAGGACAGAGAGAAGAGATTTAGAACATTAGTAAATCTTGGCGGCGTGTTAGCTAGTCCTCTATACGGCAGTGTAGTCGGCAGAGAAATGGCCAGAAAGTTAATTAAAAGTAAAGTGAAGGAGTAAATATGGATAGAGCATGTGATCACGAGTTTCATTCATTAATACAAGCAGAAAATATCAATCACGATGAAGAATGTACAAATCATGTTGCCATTGTTGTTTGCGTTTTATGTGGACAAGTGAGAAGATTTAACAAGGATGGTATTGTAACAATAACTAAACAACGTGGAACTATTAGACAATGGAATACTGGACTGGATAGCCAGCAATAGAATAAAGAACGAAAAGGGTGATCCAATAGAATGGGATAATCACCCGTTTTTGATTGATATATACGATGATCAAGCACAGAACTTAACCGTCATGAAAGCGGCGCAAGTTGGGATGAGTACACTCCAGATACTAAAGAATCACAGAGACGCTAAGAGATATAAGATGGATGTGATCTACACTCTTCCAACTGATAATGATGTAAAAACATTTGTTGGCGGTAAAGTCAACCGTATCATAGCCAACAATCCAAGTATGATTAAAGACGTTGCAGACAAGGACAGTATTGAACAAAAAAAGGTTGGCAACTCAATGATATACTTCAGAGGGACTTGGACAAAGAAGGCGGCGATCATGGTTACGGCAGACAGGCTAGTCCATGATGAGAAAGACAGCTCAAAGCTGGATATTATCGCAGACTATCAAGCAAGAACACAGCACAGTCAATTCAAGCAGACACATACATTCAGTCACCCAAGCCTCCCAGAGGTAGGAGTACATGCTGATTGGATCAAATCGGATCAAAAGCATTGGTTTATCAAGTGCAATCATTGTAACCACTGGCAGTATTTATCGTGGGACACTGACAACCCGAACAAGATGTCAATTGATATCGAAAAGAAGATATTTATATGTAAGAAGTGTAAGAAAGAAATACCTGATTGGGTTAGAGTGTCCGGACAATGGGTACCGAAATACAAAGACAAACAGTGGTCAGGATATTGGGTGTCGCTCTTAATGGCTCCTTGGATGTCTGCCAAAATGCTTGTGGATAAATACCAAAACAAAGACACAACAGATGAGTTCTTTTACACGAAGATATTGGGGTTACCATACGCAGACGGAAGCTCAAAGCTCCTGCGGGATAGCTTCTTTCAGAACCTTACGAACAAACCATACGCTCCAAACAGAGACGAAAGAGTTGTCATCGGCATTGATACAGGACTAAAAATTGATTATGTAATTGGAAACAAAACTGGACTATTCTATCAGGGAGACGCTAAAGATTATGATGAATTAGATAGGTTAATGCAGAGATGGCCTAGAGCGATAGCAGTAATTGATAGTGGTGGAGATTTAATCGGATCACGAAAGTTTTTTGAAAGATGGACTGGCAGGGTGTTTTTATGCGCGCTAAAGGGATACACGGAAACTAAAGAGCTTGTTAGATGGAGTAAGGGCGATGAGCATGGAGCATGTTCAGCAGACAGAAACAGACTAATACAGTTGTTGATAGATGAATTTAGAAACAAACGTATCCCAGTACATGGCACAGAAAACGATTGGTTCGAGTATTGGTGCGACTGGAACAATCTATCTAAAATCAAAGTACTTGATCCAGATACGAACCAAGTTAAAGGATATAAATGGGCTAGAAGCGGTAGGGACCATAGAGCATTAGCAACAGTATTTTGGCGTGTTGGTATGATGAGGTTTGCAGGCATGGGGCATATAGTTGAACCAGAAGAACAGCGCCCAGCTACAAGAAGCTATTTAATAGAACCAGGACAAAAGGTTAATTTTAACCCAGATAAGAAATACTTCCAAAATATTGAAGACTCTCTTGATGTGTTGGAAGAGGAAGATATGGAGTGGTAAAGTTGTTGTAAAGTGTAAATGACAATAAATTGTTGGGTAGGTCTTTTTATAAAAATTTGTTATTGTTTTTATAATATGTTATAATAAAGATGAACAAAATGTCTTCATTATTTTTGTGTAAAAAATCATGTCATATACAGATATAGCTGGCTTCCAATCGTTGGGAGCAGATATAAATAAAAAAAAGGGGGATGAGACAGAAGAAACAAAGATTGGTGTTGTTTCTGAGAAATTACCTGAACTAGACCTTAAAATGTCAAATGAGGACATTATTAAACTAACCACGAAATGGGAGAAGGTATGGAAGGAATCTCCTAAAAAAGAGGAATGGGAAAAACAGATTGAAAAGAACGAGAAATACTGGAAGGGTAAGCAGGTTAATCGTCCAAAAGACATTAACAGCGAAAATCCAGAAGTGGATAACTTGATATTTGAATCAGTAGAAACTTACCTTCCACAGGCAACAAGACGCAACCCAGAGCCATTGATTACACTTGACTCCACGGAGAAAACCACTGACGGAGACGAGGACGAAAACAAAACTAAATATGTTACAAAGGTCAAAGATAGGCTTGCGGATATAGCAGACAAAGATAAACTCAGACTTAAGCTCAAAAAGGGGGCTAGGTTTTGGGCTTTGTATCATCTTGGAATCGGAAAATTTGGCTGGGATTTAGATAAGGACATCCCCATAGTTAGGATAATAAGACCACAAAAGATTATACTTGATCCAGACGCTACAATTGATGAGGACGGATACACAGGAGATAGAATCGGGGAACGCAGGAAGTTGCCAGCCTACAAAATACTTGCAATGATTAAAGATAATCCTGAATATGCAGAAGCAAAGAAAATTATAAACGAGTTGGTAGAAAAAGACTCAGGTACTATGATAGGTTTCATTGAATGGTGGACACAAGAATACTTCTGTTGGACATTGGGGAAAACAGTTCTTTTGAAAAAGAAAAACCCTCACTGGAATTATGACAGGACGGAAGAGCCCGACCAAAATGAAGACGGAAGCTATAATCTAGACGATGATTTAGTCAATGTAGATGAATTTGGTAAAGTTACCACCGAAACAAGAGAAGTTAAAGGGATAAACCACTTCCCTAGCCCTAAAATGCCATACGAGTTCATATCTGTATTCAACCTTGGGGATAGACCAATGGATGTTACCTCTCTAATCAATCAGAACCTTGCAAACCAAGACTTAATAAACATGAGGAATAAGCAGATTACCAAGAACGTGGATGATATGAACGGTGGAATGGTTGTGTCTCAAGAACGATCAGGACTTACACAACCCCAAGCAAAAAACGTAACAAAAGTATTAAGAAAAGGAGGAACTGTTATAATCCCTACTGGGTCGCCACAGGAAGCTGTTGCACGGTATCCTGCACAGGGGCTTCCTAATGACGTATACAATCAGCAGTTAGACATTAGAAATAGACTAATGGACATCTTTGGTACTCGTGGTTCATCAGCTGGAGGACTTTCAACAGAGAAGACAGTACGTGGTAAGATAATGAATAGAGGGACAGACACAGACAGAATTGGTGGAGGGTTAACTGAATATCTTGAACAATTTGCTGATAATATATATAACTGGTATCTCCAGATGTTATACGTCTACGACGCTGATTTTGCACTCGTAGGGGGAGCAGAGCCACCAAAGGTTCTTATCTCAGTCAAAGAGGGTTCATTACTTCCGAAGGACAGTACATCAATAGCTAATCAAGCTATGGAGTTAGCTAGTATGGGTAAGATTTCAAATATAGATTTGTTCAAGAGACTTGAATACCCAGACCCTGAAAAACTTGCGTCAAACGTATGGCTTGAACAGAACGCCCCTCACCATCTCTTTAGAGATAATCCGCTTGTTATGGAAGCAATCGCAGAACTACAGGCACAAACACCACCACAAGAAGGAGATAATGCACCTGCACCACAAGAGAAGAAAGAACCAAGCAAGTCAATGTTAGCTGAAGTTCCGACTCAGCCTCAAGTTTAATAACAAAATCATGCCATTCAAAAGTAAAGCACAATCCAGATACATGCACGCTGTAAAACCGAAGCTAGCAAAGGAATTTGCAGAGCGGACTTTGAATATAAAGGTACTACCAGAGAAAGTTAAAAAGAAGAAGTAATCTTAACAACAAAATATACACTGTGAAACATTAGGCGATATTGCAATACGTCTAATCAATTTTCACAGTGGTTGATTAGACGTAACACCATATCTCTTAATGATATGGTGTTTTTTAGTAGAGCGTTAATTATAATAGAGAACTCGCTCGTCTCTATAAAGGACAATATGTCAGAAGAAACAACGACGCAGTTCGCTACACACGAAGGGCAACCAGCCTTTCCGGTAGAGGACAAGGAGACCGATAACTCCTCCGACTCGTCAGCGGTAGAAGAAACGAACACCGAACAGACTGATTCGTCTGATCAGGATAAAGAAACAGACGTAAACGAAGAAAATGTCGGTGATAAAGACGATAAGGATAAAGACGATAAGAAAAATCTTGCAGATCATCCACGTTGGAAAGAACGCGAAAACGATTGGAAAGACAGATATAACGAGCAGGAGAAGCGCCACGTAGATGAAATAAGCAAGGTACGAAAGGAACTTGACGAAAAAATTGATCCAATCATAAAGTCGAATGATAGGTCAGCGTCAGAAAGAGTTCCAGATTGGTTTGGCGGCGATGAAGCCCAATGGCAGACTTATCATGAGAGAGAAAAGGCTCGTGATGATAAAATTCGTTCAGATGTTCTTAAGGAGATTGAGGACAAAAACTCTTCCGAAAAGAAGAGGGTTGACGAAGCTACAACGTATTTTAACGAACAGGTTAAAGAAATTGAAATTGAAACTGGCGAAAAGATTGACAGAAACAAACTTATAAAAGTTGCTATGGATAACGACATAACAGATAGCACTGGGCGTTGGAACTGGAAAGTTGCACATAGTATGCTAAAAGCTTCCAGTCAAAAGAAAGCCTCAACAACCGAAGAACGAAAAAAGATTGCTAATGCAACAACGGCTGAAAATCGAGCCGAAACCAAACCAGAAAACTTTGCCTCGTCTGAGTTTTTCAAAAAACCAAGTAACAGACCGTGGTAGAGGTTTAATTAACTAAGTAAAAAACATGGCAGAATTATACGGACAAAGGATACAGACAACTGTGCAGACAAAATACTTGCCCTACGCAGTTGACACTACCCTTAACTCAAATGTTTTGTTCCAGCGAATAGTGCGAGCTGGTAAAAAGTGGAGTGGCAGAACACTGCGAGCGCCTATCAAAGTATCTAAAAACTCTACAGGTCAGTCATTCAGAGGAATGGATACATTTTCAACGGCTGCGACAAATAATAGACAGTATTTGGAATATACACCGAGTTTTTATCAGATTACTTGCGCTCTTCCTGGGGATGAGATGTCAGTAGCTGATACCGAAGATAAGATATTAGACCTAATGAAACTAACAATCCAGTCTGATTGTGAAGACATGGCTGATGATCTAGGTACTATTTTCTATTCTAATGGTACGGGGAATGATTCAAAAGACCCACTTGGTCTTGGAGCTCTTGTTGATGATGGTTCAAATGTTGATTCTATCGGTGGACAGTCACGAACTACATACACAACACTTCAGTCAACGGTTACAGGCTCTGGTGGAACGCTGACTTTAGCAAAGATTGATACTCTATGGAATGCAGTAACTTCAGGCGCTCAGAAGCCAACAGCGTTCTACACAACTGAAGCTGTATTCTCTCTTTATGGACAGCTATTGCGACCACAAGAAAGAATTGCAAAAGATGTTGGAACGATGAAGGGATTGACTGGCGGAACAGGGTTTACGGCACTTCACTACAACGGTAAGCCGATTTTAGCTGACGAAAAATGTACATCAGGATATTTCTACGCTCTTAACGAGAACTATCTTGATTGGTACGCATTGCCTTCATACGGAGCTAAGCCAGTTGCTTACAAGAGCCAGGTCGAGGGGAATGATTACAGCGCTCCTATCGGTCTTGGGTTCTCATGGAGTGATTGGATTATACCTGCTAACTCTGCGTCAGTAGTTGGACACATCTACTTCGGTGGACAGTTTATTACTACTAACCCAAAGAGATGCGGAGTATTAACGGGTATTACTGGTGTTTAATTAACTAATTTTCGCCTTTGACCCCGAGCTAACGACTACGGGAGAGGGAGAAATACAAAGGAAAATTATGAGTGAAAGTCAATTATTAAGGGAATACGTTCCAGCACTAAAATACGGTGCTAAAATTCTACCAAGTGAAATACTTGGAGGAGCAACCGTATTCGGTGATAGCTGGTATGTAGACCCTACTAACGGTGATGACGACGACAAAGGAGATACTCCAGAAAGAGCATTTGCTACTATAGGGGCAGCCTATGCAGCGGCAGCAACGAATAATCATGATGTTATTTATTTAACTGGTTATGCTGCACATGCTCAAACGTCAATGCTTACTATTGCTAAAAACAGGTTACACTTTGTTGGTTGTAGCGGAAGAGGTGGAAGTTTAGGGATGGGTGCAAGAACAAGGGTTACTATGGGAGTAACAACAGCGGCGACAGATATTGGGGTTATGAAAAACACTGGAGTTGGTAATACTTTTTCTAGTATAAAGTTTGATAGTTCTAATACTAAAGCTGAAAGTCTTTATGGAATAGTAGAGGCTGGAGAGTATGCTATCTACGATGGTTGCGAACTATACAAGTCATCTGACCTAGACGATGCAGGGGCTTCTGAGTTGGCGCTTAATGGTGATTCAGCACAGTTCCTTAATTGTACAATTGGTTCATCAGCTAACGAAACAGGGAATATTAGAGCCAATGTATTATGTACAGGTGGAATCGTGTCAGGAAAGAAATTAAGGGATTGTTACTTCCAAAATTGTATGTTACTTGGGAAAGCAGATGATACAGATAAA